GTACAACACGCTCATGTTTTCATCAATCGGGTCCATCTGAACAGCCTCTTCAGGCTTCTTCAGGATCTCATCAATATTCGGTATTCTAATCGCCTCATACATCCGCTTGTAGGCTTCATATAGGTCGTGAAGCTGCGGAGCTGATCGCGCCATTTCAAGAACCGCTTGCGCCTGTGAAATGCGCTGGGCTGTTGAAAAGATATTCGGATCGCTTACTGGGACAATGTCAATCCGATCATCAAAGTCGGAGCGATAGATAATCTCCGCAGCTCCAGCCTGCGAAAATCTAAACTCATCTGGGAGGTTTTCAGAGTTTAGTTCCGCAAGAAGTTTAAACTCTTGACCCTGCGCGTAGTGCAGGCGCTTGTGAATAGCACTAAATGCCTTGGAACCCTGCTCAATCAACGCAACCGTGGAGCCCACTGGGGCATTTGGATTTACGTCACCAATGTTTAAATCTGCCGTAGACGCAAATCGCTGGCCTGCATCAACCATAAAGCCAAGCAGATTAAACAGCGAACCTGACGGCTCCTTAAACGGCAATGGCATAATCGCCTTGTTTACGTCATCAACTGTACTGTCGAGATCTACAAACTCGCCGGGGCTGATCTGCATATCGCCGCCCTGAACGCGACCACGCAGCTTAAATCCACCTTGCATATTTGAGAACGCCGCACTGTCGAGCAATGCGCGCAGAGATCCAGTAGCCGCTTTACCTAATCCACCGATCATGTGGTACAGACCAAAACCGTAGAAACCCAGACCCGGCAAGAACTTGTAGCTCACAAACCAGTCGCGGCGCTTCTTCAGCTCGTCTTCTTCTTTCCAATTGCGGCGAACCGCCACTACGTTCTGGCTGTCGTAATCAATCGTGATGACATACGGAATTGCCACTGCATTGTCATCAGTTTCGCCGTCATCCATTTCCTCGCCGTCAATGCCGTCGAACAAATCGTAGACGTGCATTTCCAGAAGCGTCATTACGTTGTCATTGCTATCGTCGTATTTATCAACGCCTTCGATCTCGCCAATAATATCGCCAGATGGATCTATTGAATCATCGCCGTTATATTTAGTCGGCAGGTAATATCCGTTCTTAACGTAGCGATTAAAGTCATTCTTCGGCATCCGAATGACGTGGGTGTAGCGTGGCGAGGTGTAGAGATCTTTACTCTCTGGGGCGACCACAAAGTCTTCAGCCTTTACGAACTGGCTGCACTGCCGATCCATGTTAGCGTCCCACCAGACTTTCTTAAACGTATGGCCGATCAGCGGAAGGTGAAACAGCATCTGATCAAGATCAGGGAAATACTCAGGCATTTCCTGCGTGATCTGGTAGTTCATAAACTCACGAACTCTGCGACCTTGCTCTTCAATCTTCTCATCTGGCGTGCCGATTATGACGGACTTAACTGGACCACCTGACGGATATAGTTCTGCGATTGCCTTGGCGTTAAACTGTGTAGCGGCTTCTGCGATCAACGGATGCACCACGATGGACAAGCCACGGGTTCCACGCTCATCTTCGCCCTCATCTAAGCCACCGTCGGGATCTAAAGTCTTTAGACCTTCCTTGTAGCGTTCTTCCCACTCAGATCTGGCTGCACGGTCATTTTCGTAGTAGCTAACAAGTTCCTGTGCTTTTCTAGCCAGTTCACGTTCGTCAATTGTTTCTGCTAGGTTAATGTCGAACTGTGCGTCATCAACTTCTTCGATCATATCTAGCTCTGGATCTCCAACTAAAACATCGCCATTGGCAAGTTCCTCGACCATTAGATCGTCGGCTGGAGCGCCTTCGGCAAAAGGGATAATGTTTTCTGGGTCAGCCATAGAGCGTCATCCTTTGTTTTTGTACTGGTTCGTCATCTTCTGGGTCTTCAGTGTGACCAACAAACCAACCTTTTCGCAATCTTAACCACGCCTGTGTGCAGGTATCCACAACATCGTCGTTGGGATGTGCAGGAAAGGCCGCGCATATATCTATTAAATCTTTAGCCCACTTTCTGTTTGAAGGGAAATAAATTCTTCCGTCTTCTAAAAGTGCGCTAGATGCATGGGCTCTAGCTTCCTTATCGCGGTCAGGCGAATAAGCCAAAACTGGTATGCCAGCCATACGCAGATCTTGCAGCAAAGATTGGCCAGACGCCTTCTTCTCGATTAGCACTGCGTCGGGCTCCCAATCTTCGTAAGCCTCTTGGGCAATCTTGCGTAGCTCTGGATAGCTGACCTTATCGTACCAGCATTCCAGCACAATCGCGCACATGGCGCCCTGATGACGAAATACGCCCCAAGTAGTTCGCGCGCTAAAGCTAGAGCTTTCCTTCGCCTCAAAGGCTGTGTCCCACGACTGCAGAACATATTCGACTTCTGGCAGGTCTTCGCTTTCCCAAGGAACCCACCAGCTTGCCTTTAGAATACCACCACCCTTGGGCGATGGGCGCTGCTGTAGTTGCCCAGCCGCTGCGTAAGTGCCAAGGCTGCGCTCTAGGGTCTTGAGCGTGTGTTCATCAATGCGTTCTGGCCACAGAAGCTCACCTTCGGCTGTGCGTGGATCTGTGAAGCCAAGGCTGGATTTTATTGGATTTGGCCCTCCAATTTCATACCTAGCTGGAATGCAAAGGTGATCCCACTCATCGCCAAGCTGATTGGATAGGACGTGACCTGTCAGGTCTTGTTCGTGCAGGCGCTGCATGATGATAACAAACGCGCCAGTCTTAGGATCGTTAAGGCGCGTCTGCATTGCCTGATCCCACCAATCTAACACACCTTCACGCACTTTGGAGCTGTCGGCTTCCACTGAGTTGTGCGGATCATCGATGCAGATAATGTCACCACCATCACCAGTTAGGGCGCCGCCAACTGAGGTCGCAATGCGGTATCCAGTCTTATCGTTCTCAAAACGCTGCTTCTGGTTTTGATCGTCGGTCAAATTAAACTTATCGCCAAAGTGCGCCTGATACCACGGGCTATCGATCAACCTACGGCACTTAGTGCTATCCCTGATCGACAGGGAGCTTGCGTAGGATGCGTAGAGGAATTTCTTAGACGGTTGCGTAGCCCAAGTAAAAGCAGGCAGCACAACGGCAACTGACAGCGATTTCATGTGTCGAGGCGGCACGTTAATGATCAGGCGCTTTATGTCACCATCGACTACAGCCTGTAGGTGGTCACTGATTGCGTCGATGTGCCAGTTGTTCTTAAACTCAACGCCCGGTTCAATCGTCGGCCAAGCTGCCTTCGTAAATTCCTTGAGACTGCGCCGATACTTCTCTGCCTTGACCTGCTCCAAGGTTAGACTGCTCAAAAGCTGCTGTAATTGCGCTGAGTTGGTCATCACTTACCCTCGTTAGATCTATTACATTTCTCTGTTCGACAGTGGCTGAAATTTCATGCTTGTTCGACCAGTTCTCTCTATCTCTGTTATTTAGGTAGTAAATTATGGCCACATTATCTTTGTTGACAGTGGCATTTTCAAAGAGCGCGTTGGTGACTTTTGCAAGCCCAACAGCCTTCCCTTTTTTTATAGTCTCTAAAAACTCTAAATATTGAGCCTGTTTATTGTAAATAGTTGCGGGTGAAACACCCAAGCAAGTAGCTATTTGATTGACTGTCAGACCTTGGCCTGCAAGCTCTTCGACTTCTTGCAGAACTTCTTCAGTGACCTCAAACTTGGGTCTTCCAACGGGATTTTTACTTTTGGCTTTTGCCATGACGTAACCTTTCTTGCAGTGGTGAGCTGTATTTTTGGGAATGTAGATCAGATCACTGAAAAAAGAAAGACCCGCCGTTGCAGTGCGAAACCTAGCCAAGCGGGTCTAGTTTATGATGCGGCTACAGGTGAAGCCTTATCAAGCAGTATTTGTTGTTTATCACCAAGCCAGCATTATGACAAGCAGTGCGACTATAAGAACTGTTAAGGCTACGCCAGTCAGGATTTCTTTAATCCATCCCTCTGGCTTTTCGTTGTGTATATCGACGTGGCCACGCAGGTTAATTGAGATCCACTGACCTACCTGCGCTGGCTCTTCACCACGCTGTGTGTGCACCCAGATGTCTGGACTTCCCAATCGCTTGCTGGTTTCTTCCTGAACCCATTCGGGCATTTCTGAATCGAAGCCTTTAAACTTCCACGATTTAGTTATCATTTATTCCTCCTCTTCTAAAAAGACATCATTACCAATTGTGATTGGCAGTTCTATTGTTGATATTCTAAAGTTGCATGGCTTGCATACTCTACGTCTTTTGACTGTTTGGAAGCCGTACCTAACGTGCGGCCTTGAGTCGAGCGCCTGTAGTTTTTTGCGGCACTCTGGGCAGTGTGTAACTGCTAGGGTCATTTATCCATCCTTTCTAAATAGATAGTGGGGGCCGAAGCCCCCGATTGATTAGAAGTTGTAATCGTATTTTTTGATTGCCGCAGTGTGAAGGCTGTGACGCCCGTGGCTAGATTTCCAAGAGCCATCCTTCTGAAGACGGGCGCGAACTGTATAGCCTTCTGGATCTGACTTGATGACCCATGCCTTGCTTTGATTGCCATTGTTTGTGCAGTGTCCAGCATATCCACCAGCAACAATTTTTGGCTTCCAATCGGCTGCACGTTCAGCAGTCATAGATCTCAGTTCGATTGTTTTATCTGAGACTGCACGAACGATCTCGAACGGTGTTGTATCGCTATAGCCATTATGGTTGGCGTGAGTGTAATCGATGGCCTCTACTTCGTAAGTGTGTGATTTAGTGAACTTACCTACACGGGCTACTGGCAGTTCTTCGATATAATTAATTGCATCTTGCTCACTGGCCCAAGTAATCCGTGGAATACTATCTGTGCGGAGCCGATCATAACCTTCGTTATATTCTACAACATACGCTGTATCAGCGAAGCTGTATTCGCCTCTTGATGTGATTGTGGTAACTTCGATTGCGAATCTAGTAAGCATTTGAATAGTTCCTTTCTAAGTGGTGGTAGTGGGGAGCCGTAGCTCCCCTGATTGTCAGAATTAAATTAAACCCGAATGACGTGCCATAAACGCGGCTTCCATCCGACCTTCTTCAAGAGCAACTCCAGCCTCTTCTTCATCTTGAGCAACTTCTGCGGCAAAATTTAAAGCGCGCTTAATTGTATCATCGATAAGATCCCAAGCTGGTATTGCTGATGGGCAAGTAAACTCTAAATAATTATGCGGTGTCATTTCTAAGTTCCTTTCTAAATAACTATATACATTAGATAGTGTACTATATGAAGTATTACAACCCCTCACCGAAATTTAGTTTAACGGGCATATACCAGCCCTTTCGTCGGTCTCTCACTTCATCGAAGTTACGTTCCCACCTCAGTACATTTACAATATCGGAATTTTCTGCGGCTACAGCCGTGCAGATCATTACGGCAATTGGATCTGAGCCTCCTGCCCAAAGAAGGAAATCATCGGGACCAAATTCTTGGAGAACATCGTGGGCTGTTGTGATTGCTTTGTTTGGATTGAACTGTGGCCTATCGTCGGGCTCGAACACCACTTGCATTTTACCGTAGCGCGCTGCGTCAGTTAGATCTGGCGTCCAACCAAATTTATTCTCTGTTGGTCTTGTGACAATATAGACTGTGCTGTTCATATCGTTTCCTTTCTAAGTTTTAAGACTGATAACACGGCAACTCATATAAACAAGGCTCAAATGATTTTTGTCATTTTTGGCATATTTTTGGCATATACTAAATCTGCCAAAATTCATTCAACTGATACTCCTTATTCTTATAGTTATATTATATATATATTATTATTATTAT